AGGTCCGGATGTACGATGCCAACACCCACGAAGTGCTGGCAGAAAACGGCGGGCGTTTTTCGCTGTATCACTGGTACATTGTGCCAGCGGCGGCGTGGGACACACGCCGAGAAATCTTCAGACTGCAGCGGAAGATAGCTGCTCTTCAAGAGCAGCTAGCCGCTGCTCAGAAAAAACTTTTATCAGTCCCGCAACCGCCGTTCCCTAAACGGGAATCGGCGATCAAAGCGGCTCCGCAAGCTTAGTCAACCACACTCTCTTTCGATAATAAAAGAAAGGAGGTGCGCTATGGGCGGGGCGGATGTTATTGATTAAATCTTGAGGGCGGGCTACGGCGCGCCCTCTCTTTTTTTTGTATCAGGAATGAAGTTCATGTATTTGAGCGTGATGATTCGGTTGCCTTGCTGGTCAACGCTCCACTCTTCACGAATCAGAATCCAGTTGGGATTAGATAAACACATGGTTACAACTTCTTGAAGCTCATCGGCCTGCTCTTTGTCCTTCAGACAGAACTGACGGTAAAAAACTCGATACTTTCCCTTGGGCAGGGTTGCACGAGGCAGCGCTTCCATTTCAGCCGGGTGATTAGGAAACAATGGCGCATCGGGGCGCCGCTGCATGTTTACCCAATCATAAAAATCGTTTTTATTTTCGTCTGCCATAAACGCTCCTACATTCCAGGCGGGGGCTGTCCCTGCATTTGAGACCGAATTTCAGCAGCCTGTGAAACGCGAGCTTGTTCAAGCAGCTGGATGACAACTGAATACATTACAAAATCTTCCATCTGAAGTTCATGCAATCTACTACGACGCATGCCTTCATCCATCTGCAGCACTTCATTGACAATCTGCTGTGCTGAAGCAATCACCGCTTGCTGGTCATAATTCAATCCCTGGGCCTGCGGAGGTCCCATTTCAGCCTCCAGTCTACGCTGCTGTTCTTGCAATCGACGCTGTAGTTCCGCCTGGAATTTCTGCTCATCCAGAGCTTCCTGTAAACGTAACTTCCGTTCTGTCTCGAGTTCTCTGCCGAACATAGCGGCCAGTGAGGTCCGGGAAAGTAGAGTACCCCCGGTAGCATCGTTTGCCTGGAGCATGGTCATTTTTTGTTGCACGTCATCCACAAGTTTGAACGGCTCAAGTTCAATTTTGGTTCTCGGCCAGCTCATAAAGTTAGCAATGCTGTCCACGACCCATTGCGCTAGCTCAACCATCGAAGAAGTGTCATTCAGCAGCTGATTTTCAAGGATGCGCAGAATGACGCCACCGGAAGACTGGAAACCGCCGTACACAAATTCTTTGGGAACACCCATCGAAACGAGAATGCTCGCTTCGGCCTCGGCAATTTCTCCGGAAAGAAGCATTCCACGTCCTTGACCACCAAGCTGCGAAATTCCCAGAGGAACCGGGCTGAACATGATGTGCAGAGGGTCACGCCGCCAGGCACGGATGTTGAACTTCATCTGATCAATCCAGTTGGACATCGAGATCGCCAGAGTTGGATCCGAGGCTGACGTGCCTTGCGCAGGATGCAGAATGCGCATGGGCGTTATGTATTCCAGAGCAATTGCTTCATTGGCCTTACGCAGCGTAGCCACATAAAGGAATTGTTTGACCGCAGATACCAGAGGTGGAATGCCCCAGCGAGTGCTCACTCCAGCAGGTGCGTCGGTCTTCAGGTGGAAAATCTTCCCCGGCGCAAATTCGAAAATTTTACGTGCTGCAACTGCTGCCAGAAATGCCATTGGTGTGGTTTCCAGGGCATTCCGGTCAGAGTTCATTATCTTGTTCTGCAATACATTTGGAATGTTGTAGTAATAAGTGCTTTCGCCGGTTATCTCATTGCTGTCGATTTCCATATTCTTGGGATCCCAGCGAATCAGCTTTATCTTAGAAGTGTCTTTTACATAAACATCGACGACTGTGCCAAGAACGCTGGCATTGCAATTCGGACAGGTATAACGGAACTCAATTCGTTTGGATACTACCTTTGCTTTGTATTCTATGTGGCTCATATTTACTTTATGGCCACATTTGGGGCATTCCAGAAACCGCTGGAAGGGAAAATGAATCGAGGTAAATGAGTTGCCGTAGATGTAACGATCCGTAGCTGCAGCAACCAGGTGGTTCTTCAGTTTTATATCTTTTTCCAGCAGCTTTTTGTAACTCTCCCGTAATTTAGGCTGAGGAGTCTCAAGTCGGAAGTCAGTGATTGGGTATAGCGCGAATTTTTTTAGCGTAGAGAAGATCTGAGGTGAGTTGTAGTAGAGATATTCACAATACAGAAACATTGCCTTCAGCCGGCGAGGCGTAAAGGCAGTCAGAAAGTCAAAAAGCGGGTGTTGATGCTGAACACTCAAAGAAACCAGCGTATTGTAAGTATCTTCTAAAAACAGCATCGTCTAATCCTCTTTTCTGCTAGCATTGTTTTACAAAATCAATTGAAAATCAAGTTTTTTGCTTTTAGAAAATTTAGGCGTTTTATGGTATAAGAAGATGCTATCCAACCAAGGAGGAGAGGATGAAATTCAGGATCGAGTGGACGCAAGAAGACTTAGAAGAACTGCTAAAAGAAAAGCTGAAAGAAAACGGATTTTCGACAGACGTGGCTTTCAAATGGAAACACCGGCCACAATTGCGAGTCAGTGCAGAGGTGGAGCAACGCCCGGCCGCAGAACCTGAAACACCTGCCCCAAAAACTGTAGAAGATGTTTTGCAACAGGAGCTTCCGAAGAAGAAATACGATGATGTATCATTTGCCGACCTTGACCCTTCGCTGCTTCCCGAAGGCACTCGGGATTATTTGATTGCTATCGAGCGCGCAGCTAAAAAAGAAAAGGAGAGAAAATGAACGAAGACCTGGAAAAACAAGAACGTCTGGAAACTGTTCTGACAACAAACAAAGAAAAACTATCGAAAGACTTGCCGAGAGGATATCTCTCAGTAAGTCAGATAAACCAGGCGCTGCGGTGCTGGAAACAATATGAGTTTCGCGTAATTCACAATCTGGTGTTGCCGCCATCTGTGGCGCTTGGTGAGGGAAAATCAATACACCACGCACTCGAAGTTGCGCACATCGAAGCTGCAAAAACTGAAACCGTTCCAGTAGACATCATGCTAGATGCGTTCGCCGACGCTTGGCGAGAAGCATCAAAAGAAATCGATTGGACTACCGATGAAGAAGGCATTGGACCGAACGGCGTAGAGTCACGCGGACAGCAATTGATCAGAATCTATCATACAAAACAGCTGCCGAAAATCAAAACAGTCGTGCAAGACAACAAACCACAGGTCGAATTTCCGTTCATTCTGGAAATCGGCGGAATTCCGATTGTCGGCGTAATTGATCTTATTGGAGAGATGGACAGTAAACAGAAAATCATCGATCACAAAGTTGTCGCAAGAAAGAAAAGCAAAGATGATATTGCAAAAGATATTCAACTTATGGTTTACAGCGTTTACACCAAAATAAAACACGGTGGGTTCAACTGTCTTGTAAAAACAAAGAATGATATCGAACTTGTTGAAGATGAAATTCCACAGGATATGCAATGGCTGAGTAACATCATTACTGACGTTGCAGCAACAATTAAGACAGGCGTGTTTCCAAGAACACATCCAAGCAATTGGTGGTGTAGCCCCAGGTTTTGCGGTTATTATGATATTTGCCGGCGTGGGCTCTGAATCGACTTCTGCACAAGTTATAAATGGCAATTATAACTTGTGTAATTTGTGAACTTGACATCTATATCTTAAATCAGATAAAATCTTTCTAAAATGGGCATGGAAAAATATAACGTTTATGAAACGGAGAACTTAGATGCAGACACGTGTCCGATCTGCAAAGCGCCCTTACAGGTCGAGGGTAAGATCAAACTCTGCCCAAAACATGGTTCTGCCCCGTTCGAAAAAAAAGATTCAACAATTAGTGGATCAATGCCAGAAGATAAAACAGCTGCATCAGGAGTACGTTGTAAGCGGACTGACTCCTGAACTCATCGGGCGGGAATTCTTCGTTGCTGTCGGCAATATTCTGAGCGGCGTACCGTTGAGCAGCTTAGAGCTCCAGCACCTCACATTGTGCTAAGACGCTGAATTTTGCTGAACTCTCTTAGCGTTTCAAGTGCGTGCCGTTTCAATTGGCGCACGCGCTCGGAACTCATCTGCAGATAGTTGGATATCTGCTTCAAAGTCCAGTGTTTTTCATCGATGAGGCCGTAGTAAGCCCGTAAGATAAAAGCCTCGCGTTTGGACAGCGGAACCTGCTTTGTATCCAGCAAACGTTGTAACATTTGTTTCACATGTTCAAGGTGCTCTTTACGGTCTATCGCAGTATTATCTGCAGGCACTGTGGGAGATAAATCTACAAACTGTAACTGTTCTATCTTCTTGGCTTGTGCTTCTGTTATTTTCAGACTTTTACTTATCTCACGTGCTGTCGCCAATCGGTGGTGGCGTGTTAGCGTTTGTGCATGAATCTTGTTGATGCGGGTTACCATTTTCTGGTACCAGGGAGGTGGTGCAACAACCAAATTCTTGTACTGCTCATTGCGAATATGCAGCAATGCCCAATATGCTGCATAAGAAAGAAATCTCACTTTGCGATTAAGATCAAACTTGCTAAATGCTACAAGTAAACCTTCATTACCTGCAGAAATCAACTCTTTGAGTTCCTCCATGTTGTGAGCATATTTGATAGCAAGTTTGACAATGAAACGAAGACAACTTTCAACTATCTTATTACGGGCTTCGAGGTCATTCTCTTTGTAATATCTCCGTAAAAGGTCACGTTCTTCATCGGGAGACAAAAGCTTTACTTTGGACAAGCTACAATAATATGACCAGAACGTGCGATCCTGTGAACATTTCATTGACTCCAAATAAAAATGAAAATAGCAAACATGTCAAGAAAAAAAAGGAGGAAGGAATGCAATTAGAACAGGTAACTCTTTCAAAGATTATTTCGGAAAATAATCTTCGTGATGATGGCTGGGAAAAGTCCATAGACGACTTAATGAAATCCATCAAAGCCGTCGGACTTAAACAACCGCCAGTGCTCAGTGCAAATGGTGACGGCACTTACAATGTTGAATATGGGTATCGACGTGTTGAAGCTTGCAAACGTTTAGGCATGAAAAATATACCAGCTCTGGTTATCAAGAAACAGAACACAGAGCAAACGCTACAGGATAAAGTTGCTGAAAACTACGGCAGGCATAATTTTGCACCATTGGAAGAAGCAAGAATTTTCCAGAAGCTGAAGGAAAACGGACTCCCAGTAAACAAGATTGCGGCAGCAATTGGCACTACAGAAGGTTATGTCAGTCAACGCCTGCAGCTACTAAAGCTACCCGAAGAAATTCAGACAGCGCTGGAGAAAAAAGAAATCGAATTTGCACACGCCAGAGAGCTCCTGCGCATCGAAGACCCAAAGAAGCAGAAGAAGCTTCTTGCTGCCGCCAAGAAATACAACGTGCAGCAGTTTGCAAACATGTTGTCCGATGAAGACAAACGGAAAACCAAGCGTGGCCGCCCGGTCAAAAAGGAAAATCCCGAGATGCGGGCGGTAAAACCACGCAATGAAATTCTTGCGGCTGAAGCTAAGCTGGACAAACTTCGGATAGAGGCTATCAACTCTGGAAATAAGCTCCGTGAGGAATTTATTAAGGGCATGCTGCGCGCCTTTGAATGGGCGCTTGGAAACATTGATCAGCTGGTCTAATTTTTGTCTTGACTTGGTTCGGTTCATAGGTACAATCGAAACCCTAAACCCAAAAGGAGGCCATGATGGCAAAGAAACAAGAAGTTCAGGAGTCGAAGAGTCTTCAAACCGTAACCCCTAACGACATCGAGAATCTGCAGTTAACAGAAGAAACCAAGCAGCTTCTGCAGAACATTTACCAGCAGATCGACAACAAAAAACCAGGCATTGAGGTCGATGTGCCTTGGTCGCCACCGATTGTGCGTATCCGGCAGGCACTGTCAGTCTCAGCTCCGGATGGTGCACCCGTTGGCGCTCTTTATACTGACGCTGGGGAAATTCTCCAGCAGCCCTGGAAATTCTACATTCTTTACGCACACAGCGCCAACATGAAGATCGGCGAGGACGAGGAAAAACGAATCATCGTATGCCGGTCTGAAGACGGCATTATTTCAAATCGAGGCATCAAATGCGCAGAGTGCCCCGATGCGCCCTTTAAGTCAAAGACACTAACCTGCAGAAAGGGTCTGGAATTCTTCGTTGTAGATAGCTCCCTGCAACGAATCTACAAAATTATCTTTAGGAAAACAAACTACAAGACCGGAATGAAGCTGCTTCGTCAAGCAAGCAACAGCCCAACACTGTGGTCAAACGAATTCCAGTTGACCACTGAACAGGCGACGTATTCCACCTACAAATATCACGTGCTCAATTTCTCGCGTACGGGAAAGCAGCTGGAGGCGAAATATCAACCAGCGCTCGCCTTCCTCTGTCAGAAAATCACCGAAGCTCGTCAGAAACTCATCGAAGACATACACAAGCAATCTGGTGTAGTTGCTGAAGTCCTGCAGTCTCTGGAACATCTGGGACAAGATGATGCTCCAGACGTAGATGGAATCTAACACAATCAGGGCCGGAAGAGTGGGAACAATCCACTCTTCCGGCCTAGTATTCTCTTGCGCCTGGAGTAAAGAATGCCAATACCTGCTGAAGTTGTTACTGAACTCGCCAGATACGGCATTTGGTCATATTCGCGGCTGCAAATTCTCAACGAATGCCCATTCCGACACCATCTGAAATACGTGCAGAAAAAGAAAGAGGCTGCCAATGCTGAGAGTCTCTACGGTTTAGCAGTGCATCAAATTCTCTCCGAAATAAACGTACAGAATGTCCCAGGCGCGTATGACTTCACAACACTCTTGCGTAGTGCAGCTATCAAGTTAGCTTTACCGCGTAAATTGATTGAGCAAGTTGCGAAAAACAAAGACAAAATTGACCGTGCCATCCAATGGACAGCAACAATTCCTGGAGTAAAGAGCAGAGAACATAAGTTTGCTATTGACCAGAATCTACAAAGTTGTTCTTTTTTCGGACCTGCAGTTTTCTTTCGAGGCGTTGTAGATTTGTTAGCTATAGATTTCAAAAAAGTGACAATCGTAGACTACAAGACGTCCCCGCATTCAAAAGAGATGATAACGCATTACAAACCGCAGCTAGACATATATGCGTGGGTTTACAAACAGATCTTGCAAGACATCGAAGTCCAAACAGGGCTTTACTTTTTTCACGAAGAGCTATCAGAATGGATAACACCTGAGCCCGATTCCACGGAATTTGTTGTTAACCTTTTCCGTCAGGCCGTGAACCTGGCAGACAAAACAACACCTCTACCCGGAAGACACTGTGCATATTGTGGTTACAAAGAGGAGAGCTGCAATGCCTGGGGTGGTAACGTCGCGCAGAGATTGGAGGGACCTATGGGAAGCGCTGCTGCTGGAGGAATGGCAGGCGATTCTGAATGAATATCTGCCTGATAATAAGTGGCATATCAAAGGCAGTCATATTGTTGGTTGCTGTCCGTTTCACAATGATTCAACACCATCGTTTAACATTTCGCCCGAAAAGGGATTTGCTTACTGTTTTGGCTGCCAGAAGTACATAAACAATCCACTTGCTCTTCTGAGCGCCGCAGGAAAGAAACCAATATACCACGTTCTACGGGATCTGAAAAATACATACCATCTAACATTTACAGACGCAGACGTAAAGAATATCAACAAAACCGAAGAGAATAACAGGATAAAGGCTGCACTTTATACAGTTTGCAACAAAGCACTCTGTGATGCAATTGCTAATCCTGCCGACTATGCTGCTCCGCTTATTGAGTGGCTGAAACTCAGAAAAGTACCGCTCGATGTGCTTTTTGCATGCCCTGTGGGAATACTTCCACCCAGAGAAGTCATGCATGCGTACCTGGAAAAACAAGGCAACGCAGATCTATATGAACAAGTCTTCAACTACCTCGAAGCTTGCTATGCAGTAACGCCGCAACACAAAAAATATGAAGGCTGGATGATGTTCTTCTACTTCATAAACCCAACCACAATAGGCGGCATAAAGTTACGGGAACCAACACAGCATACCAAATCATTCCACTTCATCGATGACCCAATGCAACCAGAACAAGGGATGTTCGGTTTGAACATGTTTCCTGAAGTCCGTGTGGATTTCGAAAACAGATTTGTTCACGTTGTCGAAGGTGAATTCGATGCCCTAGCTTTGATAACACGACAACTTGCTACTGGCGACAATGACATCTTTACTGTGGCCAGCGGCGGGTCGATGGTGGACACGCTCGATTTTCTGGTAAAGGACATTGGATTCAAAGGAATCCGGCTCATTCCAGACAATGATCTTGGCGGTGAACGCCGAGTAAAAAACTGGCTGAAAAGCAACCAGTCACCAATTGAAGTTTTTGTCTGGCCAGCCGTTGCCGCAAAAGATCCAGATGCTTTGATTACCCAGGACGCAAGCAGCATCGAAATCTTCAGGAAACAAGAAAACTATAAAAAAGCGCTCAACTGGGTTCAGGATTACTACGAAAAGAAAGTAAGCACATATCCTCCGGAAGAAACCGGAAAAAGAATAGAACAAGCGATTGAATGTGGCACCTGGTTGACAAACCAGATTGATAAAGATGTGTTTATTGCCTGGCTTTCGGAAAAGCATAATCTGCCTTCGGGAAGTTTTGAAAAACTGATACGGCAAACCTCGGAAGAGAACGAATTCCTGCATCAACTGGAACATCTTCTGAAAAAAACTTACATGTTTCTCTCGGCAGACTCGACGGACAAAGGACACGTCGAAATCCGTGCCTGGAGCAAACGCCGCAGACAGCTAGTAAACCTGATCCGTGGTATGAGAGGACTACGTGCTAGTTTGGAACTGGATACCGGTAAGTTTGATGACTTTGTAGAACAGGAAATAGGCATTCCCGAATACATAAAAACAACTACGCGAAAAGGCCAGTCAGTCAATAGACCTAGCTCTTACATCATGGCCGAGTTGATGACGCATGCAGAAAATGCACTGGCAAATATTGCCTACCAGCTGCCAAGCAGCTCACATTTTGAAACTGTGGGTCAGGGTGTGCATTATCTGAAAAATGGAGAGAACTACGAAGTCTACGTTATTAATGGAAACAAGTTCTTCCGGGGTAAACTTACAGAAGAAGGTGGCGTAGATTACGTGGAATTCGATGCTCCCTTCAACGACACATACATATTCAAAGCATCGAATACTCCCTGGTCCAACTACATAAAAAGACTTGAAGATTTGCAACCAAACGGAATAAATGCTGCTGAATTGTATAAGAAAATCCACCGAATCGTAAGCACGCTGTGGAAATTCAAGAACCATGATCTGGACGCAATGTTTCTCACGGGACTGATAATGTATTTTCCAGTTGCGTCCATTTTCAAGCACATGGTTTTCACAGATATCACCGGCCCAACACATTCCGGAAAGAGCTCGTTCATGCAACTCGTGAGCGGCAGCTCGGAGATGCAGTATAAACTCTGCGAAGCAACGGTGCTACTGGAAAACTATTCTAGTGCTGGTGTTCGACAATTTATGGCAAACAACCGATTGTGCTTGCTACTCGATGAATTCGAAGATCGCGATAGCGGACTGACGACTGATCCTAAAACCCGTGCGGTCCGCGAAATCCTGGAACTTGTTCGCTCTGGTGCCAGTGGAGCGTCGTTCGTTCGCGGCACTGCTGGCGGCGAAGCTGTAACCGGGAAAATAAATTTCCCGCTGCTGGTTGGCGGTATTTATACAATGCAACAGGTACAAGACGTAAACAGATTCGTTCACATCGAGACCAAACAGATTAAAGGCTGGAAATTTCCGCTAGCGGCAGTCAGAGAAATGTACACTCTAGAAGAGTTGCAAGATTTACAGCGCCAGGTTACTCTGTGCTTTCTACCTCGGCTTGGCGAACTTGCCGTCTGCTACGAAGAATTGCGGAACGAATTTCTGGATAAGAAAAATCTGGCACCAGAAGTAATGGATAGACAACTACGAAATTATCTTCCTGTAGCTGCAATCCTGAAGTACATAAAAGAAGACTACAAAGAATTCGTAAAAGAATTTAGCCGTGAGAAAGCCAAACAGCTTGAGGCGCTTGGTGGAACAGTACAATTTTATGAACAGATCTGGTCCACAATTCTTGCGGTACCTCATGCGTTCCGATTGCCATCAGGTGATTTAACAACCGGTTCAATTATATCCATGCTGGCAATGGGCAACGGCAACGCAATTAATGCCATAGACATAGGTGTATATTATATCATGTCGAAAAACTGGCTGGTAATCAATTGGAACCAAATAGTTGATGGACTTTTAAATGGTTCAACATTGTTCAAAGGTTACAAGAACGCTAAAAAACTACAAGCTCTTGCAAACGAACATGAAGCTGTAATTCCAATAGATACTATACTACCAACGCTAATCGAAGAACTTCAGCGCATCAGTAAGTTTGCACTGAGCCCAAAAGACCTGTCGGTTTTAGATTTAAATAAAGTATTGCCACAGCTCTGGCAGCATTCAGAAACAGCATCTCCATTCGATTTCGTAGCGGAAGAGAAAGAGGGAAAGATCGATGTCTAAACCGACCGTCTGCCAGAAATGTCAAAATTTCTACAATATTTGTCTAACGCCAAAACTAACGAACGAAGACGTTATCGTTGTCGGCGGCAGCCCAACAATTTTTGCCGTTAGTGATAACCGACCATTCCAATCAGCTGACGAACGACTAATAAAAACTATTTTTACTGGGCTACAGAGAGACAATGCAGAATTCCGATCGCTGAGAATTGGCTACACTTATGCCATAAGAACAGCCACTCAGAATAACTTAGCTGCTAACATCTGCAAAACTTTTTTGCAGCGAGATATTATAAATGTCACACTCCAGCGCGGCAACAAACCTCCGGTCATTGTCGCACTTGGAGAGATTCCATTGCGTGCGCTGGACTACAAGGTGAAGAAAATAAGCAGTCTGTACAGCAGAGTTATAGAGATCACGTTGCCAACTTCCACACCGGAATCCGTGCTAAAGCTGACAACATTTGTTATGCCCTCGATAGATTTTCTGGCGCGCAATCCTGGATTGTTACAGACCGTAAAAGGAATTGCTCGGCTAGCATTGACAGCCGTGAATGCCAAACAAAAAATTGTCGGAACTCCTCAGACTGAATATTACTTTCCAAAAACAATTGAAGACGTCAAAAATGTAGTGGACACAATTATAAATTACTACAATCCAGAACGAACCAAACGCGGTCCGGAATACTGGTTGATATCGCTAGACCTGGAAACCAACGGACTGCATCCTTACTGGCTTGCCGATCCGAAAATCTACATGCTATCAGTTGCCTGGGATGAAGGCAAGGCCGCGACAATCATGCTTGATCACCCAGAAACTCCATACGATCCTAAACAAGCCTGGGAACATGTAGACCGACTTTTGCAATGTCCGAAACCAAAGACATTTCATAACTTCAAGTTCGACCTGAAGTTCCTGGAGTTAGTTTACAAAAAGCCGGTAAACAATGTTTCTTGGGATACGATGCTCGGCGAGCACTATATTGATGAAAACAAAAAAGGATTTTACGGCCTGAAAAAACTAGTGCCGCTTTACGTCCCTCAGTTCCAGAACTACGAAGAGAATATCCGGTTTGATGTTGCTGAAGAAACATCAGTGGAGACAACTAAAAAATTCACAAAACGGAAACTGATAGATTACATCGAAAAAATCATTGCTGACGGTATCCCAGCACACGATACTTCGATAGCAACCTGGAAACAAATGCTGGAAGCGCTAAAAAAGAGTAAAGGTGCGATACCTGCAACACTCCGTCAGCAACTAAAGTTGCTGAACATAGAAATTTCTGGTCCAGCTGCAAAAACCCAAAAACCAACACCAATTTCTGAAATTCAGAAGTACGCAACTATTGATGCCGACGTAACTCGTCGAATTGCTCGCAAACAAAAGCTTTTCATTGCAGCTACGCATATTGATACCTATGCCACACAGGTTATGGAAAAGCTTTACCTTCCAGCATCCAGAGTTCTGGGGGAAATGGAGTACGTTGGTACAAAGCTGGATCGGGAAAAACTAAACAATTTGATAAAAGAAGTCGCATCAAAAATAGAAGAAATCGAACGGCACATAAAGATACACTACAATCCAAATCTTAACATTCGCTCACAGCAACAGTTGGCCTCATGGATTGCGCAGTTGAACCTTCCAGCAGTAAAAGAAAATTCTGCGGATAAAGAAGTATTCCAGACATATCTCGACCTGTTGCCACAGAATGACCCACGCCGCGACTTCTGCGTACAGATTCTTAATTTCCGCAGTTTGCACAAATTGTTGTTCACCTATCTCATTCCTCTAAGAGATTTTGCAGCTAAGGATGGAAGGATTCACTGTGCGTTCCATCTCAATGGAACGGCAACTGGACGGCTGAGCAGTTCTGATCCCAACATGCAGAATATTCCAAAAATTGCAGGTGTCCGGCATGCACCAGATGGGTCTGTTCTTCACCCAGGTTACAACATCAAGGAATTGTTCATTCCATCCAGCCCGGATCTGGTCATGGTCAACGTAGACATCAAGGCAGCAGAGTTGCGTGTATACACAGCATACGCAGAAGACCCGCTGATGATTGACCTGTTTATGACCAACAAAGACCCGCATTCGTGGGTCACTGCGCAGGTCTACAAGAAGACTTACGAAGAAATCAATGCTGTAAAAGAAACAGACCCACAGGTAAAAAAGCTGCGGGATCAGTGCAAGCGGATTGTATTCGGAACGCTGTACGGAGCCGGACCTGAAAGAATTTCTAAAATTCTGGACATCAACATAGATGAGGCTCGCAATCTACAGCGTAAAATATTCGAAGTTTTGCCAGCGCTTCCCAGATATGTTGAAACAACCAAAGAGAAGATTTTCAAAGAAAAACAGCTACGCACGTTGTTCGGGCGGTTTCGCCGATTTCCACAGTTGCATTATGACAATAGTTTTTCAGCAATGGCCATTAGAGAAGGTGTCAACTTTCTGATACAGTCTACTAGCAGCGATTTAGTATTGACACGCATCTGTGCTTTGGATAAACCTATTAAGAAACTTGGTGGTCGGCTGTTGCTCACTGTACATGACTCGGTAGTGATGGAAGTACCCCGCAGTAAAATTAGTGAGCTGAAACCGCTCCTGAACGAAATCATTGTCGAACAGATCAAAAAGGAATACCCCTGGCTTCCGGTTCCTTTTCTGTTCGATGTTGAAATGGGAGAAAGTTATGGCAAAACCGAAAAATTCTGAACCGCAGGCACACCTCATCGCGCTCATTCAGAATGTTGGGCTGGTAGCATTAGCCGAGCCTGAGATTCATGAAAAGATGATCTTCGCAAGAATATTTACTTTTAATCGCAACAGCAACAATACTGGATGGGTATTCAACGCAATTCCGATATTTTACAAGCCGCAGATTTCTATGAACAGCATAGTTCTACTGGAGACAATGCCAAAAGAGCTGTTGGTGCCTTTTAATGAGTTCTTGAAGACGATCGAGTAGCAGGTGGTGGGAGTTCAGTTTCCCGACGCTGCAACAGCGTCATGTAGAAAAGAATCGCGTGCATCCAGTTTCTCCCTCAAATAAGCACCTGCGAAATAATTGTTTGTGTGGTGGCCGAAGAGTGAAACACCTCCAGTCGCTGTTACAGCAACAAATAAGAAACAAATGCCCAAGTGAATGGCTTCCGAGAATTTGCCGTAAAAATTCTCGTCGCAAGCACCACACAAACAAGTTTGCTGTGGCCGATATGTTCTAATCGGGTCGATGTTACATCGACACGTACGTAAAAGTCGCTGTACAGCAAGTAGCGCGTCAAGCGTGGCTTGACGCGTTCGAGCACAGCAAACTCAATAGAACTCTACTACTCCACGTGAAACTTGAGCAGCAATGTAACCAAAAATCTGCGCATGCAAACAGTCGTCGGGCTGCGTTGGAGAGTGCAACCAGATGCGTGATTGCACTTCGCCTTCAGGGTTAGTAACAGTTTCGTATTCAGCCAACATATCGGAAAATGGAACTTCCATCTGCCGGGCGTCAGGGTAAATAACGCCCTGGCGCTTAACGATAAGTAGAAAACTATCTATTGCTGCCGTGCGGTGCACAATGTATTTATCTGTATTTTCATTCCACTTGATATGCCGCTGAGCAGCACGTCCACCAGTATACTGAATCGGAATAACCCGATGAGCTCCCAAGCCATCTTTGAGAACAGAGTTAGCTACGGCACCTTCACCAGCATCGCAGCCAACAAGCGAAACGTTAAATTCACGCAAGATGGTCATGACCTTGTTGACATCATTGATGCTGTTGGCTTGAGGAAAGATTTCAAAGTAAAGCGTCTTGAGACGCTGATCCGGCATGACCCCCCAGATCCAGACAACGGTTCTTGCTGAAATCCCCGTGCCGGATCCGGACCAATCAACACCAGCCACAATTTGTTGAACATTCTGAAGCACAGTTGTTGTTGGAGGCCGGGTAACGAAATAATCCTGACAGCACGCTTCCAGGTCTTCCTTGGTAAGCATCCGTGCACCGGAAGCATCGGAAATCCCAAGAACTTCGTTCTTGAATCGAGTTTCGGAATAGGTTTCCAGCTTTTCCAGGATGCGCTGCCATCTGTCTGGATTTTCATTGTTGCGCGGCAATATCAGCTGCGAGATGTGGAAACCTTTGATGTGCGCTTTGGGGTTGAACTCGTGCCAATGTCCTTCTCTGGGGTTCAAAGACTTGCCACAGTTAACACAGATGATTCCTCTCTTACCGACAGATTTTACACTGTCTACATATTGCCATTTATTACAATGCTTGCACTGCATTATCCACTCAGCCTGAGAACTCCGTTGCCACAAAAATTCGATAGTGTTTTCCATTGTCTTCGGTGTTCCCGCATAAGTTGTGTAACCATAATCGGAGTTTCCCATACACTCTTTCACGACAGGAATTACACTGTCGTAAATAATGTCCTGTACCTCATCGACAAAGATATGATCTGCCGAAATCGACCGGACACGGTCAGGGTCATCCCAGGCGTAAGAAAGCGCAATCTCAGACCCATTCTTCAAAACCTGAAGCAAGACATTATTTGTCAGCCGATCATCTGTATAAAGATCGCGCACAATTGGAGAGTAGTAAATAAGTTTTGAAAGCCTTGTGTTAGAAAATCGGCTCGTTTGCTCTCGCAATGGCGCAATGTAAAGAATCTTGAAATGGTTACGCGCTATTGCTTCTGCCAGAAGACTACAGGCACAAACAGTTGATTTTGAAACCTGACGCCCTGTCTTTAACAGAACCTCACGAGCCGGGATGTCAAAAACTTGACGCATAAATGGGTAGTCATGTAGCGTGTAACGCTTACCATCAAGCATGAAAAGGCGCTCTGCAATTTGTGATTTTGTCAATTTTATAGTGTACGTCATCTCAAGGATATTTTAGCTGAAAGCTTAAAAAAATCGAAAAAAAACATGTTATAAGAAAATACGAAAAACCCACAAAGGAGGAAAAATGGGCAAAGAAAACAAAGAGCAAGCTACCGTTTTTGCAGAGAGACTCGGAATTCATCTGGTGACGTTGCAGACTGCGAAGCAGTTCTGCAAAGTCTGTTTTCAGCTGGGATATATCCCAACTCTGGTTGGGGAAAGCGGAATCGGCAAAACTGCACTTATGCGGCAGATCGCCGAAGAAGAAGGTGCAGATATCTATTTTCTGTATCTCGCCCACATGGAGAAGGAAGACTTTGGAATTCCATTCCCCAACAAAAATAAATCAGCGTACGTATACCTGACAGAAGAGCACATCGCCAAACTGGCGAATACCGAAAAAGTGACTTACCTGATTCTCGATGAGTGGAACCGGGGAAGTCACGACGTTATGAACGCTGCGTTCACCTTGATGGAACAACGTCGGTTTGGCAGCGTTGTGCTCCCCAAAAACATTAGCATCGGTGCAACTATGAACCCCAGTGAAATGGGGTATCTGGTGAACGAATGCGAAAAAGACCCTGCATTCCGTCGCCGGCTGGCATGGATCGGTGTGCGCAGCGACCCCGGAACCTGGCTTTCCTGGGCCAAGAATAACAAAATCCATGAATCGGTCATAAAGTACATAATTCACAATCCGGCAAAGTTGCTGGATGTAGAGACCCGCGACGCTGGCAAGGTGTATGCTAATCCGGCTGCCTGGGAAAAGGTAAGTCAGATTATGCACAGCATAAAGAACATCGACACCAACGCTCTCAGCATTGTCATATCTGGATTTCTGGGAGTTCACACTGCCACAGAATTCATCGAGTGGTTGGAAACTCAGAAAGATCTCGTGAGTCCAGAAGATGTTTTGAAAGACTATAACAGCGTCCAGAGCAAGATAAAAGAACTCATACAGGACAGCGCCAAAAAAGCGACGCTGTTTCGTATCGCCGAAGCTACCGTCCTGTGGCTGATTAGCAATGAATACATCGATGCCTCTCTGGGTGACAATCTTTCTGCGTTCATCGAAGATCTCCCGGAAGAAATTCAAATGGCGCTGCTAACCAAACTCGTAAAAGAACTGCAGGAGCGCCGGGGGTACATGGACAAACTGCTGCAGCAGCTTGCAGCCTCTGCAAGATACAAAAAGCTCTACACAAAGCTGCGGGGCACGCAAGAGGAGATCAGGAAGTCATTCGAAAAAGACGAAAACTAATCAGACCGCATGCATCTCATCAATGAGTTGTTGCGTGCGTTCATTAACGTAGAGCTTCACTGCTGCCAATCGCGCTAGCTGTACACCGACTGGCGTTTCAGGAAAAATTTGCTGGTCAAGGGGGGTCCTGTTTCTGTTGAGTCCCTCCCAGCGGGACAGGACCTCCCTTTGGATTTCTTTGTTGGAAATCTGTTTATCCAGCTCCGGTTGTGCAAAGCGTAAGTAATCCGGAGCTACAACGAAACCTTCGCGAGCAAGAATCGTTGCTACGTAGCCGCGTGGTTCGTAATCGAATTCTTGAGGAACTTGATCATAAAGTTTCCTGAGAAATTCGGCTTCGATAACTCCCCAGGACATCTGTGCAGGAGTAGCTTCCTGAAGAATTTCAGGACTGGACCATTTGTGGCAGAACGCCATGCAAACGTTTTCGAAAACTGCAGCATCGACATAAAAATAATCAGTAGTCAGAACCGTAATGCAGGCCATCAACTTGTCGCGATTGATGTTGCTGAGATCTACAGAAAACTTCTGCTGCAGGTCCAGCCAGATTGTCTCTGGTTCCCAGTTGATAAACTGGGAACCAAGCATCTTGCTAACAGCAGTAAAAATAGCTGTAGCGCTTGCTTTGTCGTTGGTGAGAAGATCAGCCATTGCCAACCTGCTGCAGGAAGATACGAATCAGATCAGCAGGCATTGTGGGAAGAACTGCAATAAGTTTCTCCGGGTCAAGATCTCCATTAGTGGTAATCTCTGGAACAATCTCATCGCCAAATATGGTAGCATAGACATCAACAGGAACGCGCAGCAGAGTTTCCAGAGGAACAGTCGTACCATTCAACTGTACAAGATCCGAAGCAACTTTGGTGGTATTAAAAACTGACAGCATCGGATCAGGAAGTCCACGACTGTAGAAGGGGACCAGTCCTGCAAGCATGTCTAGCTCTTCCAGAGCTGCGGCAAACTTAGTGAGCTCAGAGAAATCATCGAATAAGTCAGGCAACTGCTGGATACCATCCAGAAGTTTATTATAGGCATATTTTAACTGCATATTGGGCGCCACCGCTGTCCGGACTTCAATGGTCTCTTTCAGCCGTCCTTTGTCACAAACAGTCATTCCGGAGTACTGCAGCGCCCATTCAGGCGGATATTCACCCAGCTCGGATCCTATTTTTACCAGACGTACCGCTGTATATGTACGTGTTCTGGGGTCCATACGCCGAAGATTGGAAGTCAAAAGATCGCTGGCAACTTTATAATCCTGTGCGTTGCGCACCGGGAGTTTTTTCTCTTCTGGATAAACATATCGCACAAGCGCAGTAGATGCCTTCTTTTCCCGAATTTTTATAGAGTCAGGATTTACCCCGTAAATACGAAGAGCATTGTCGCAGCGTTGTTTTACCACTTCTGGAATATAAGCAGCCTGTTTTTCCATAAACAATTTCGACAAAACAGCATTGTCACGTGTGTCGATTCGGAACAGGCGTTCCTCTGGCCAGGCAAACGCACTGTCTGGCAACTGGTCACGTTCGCCATAGTCCAGAGAGGCGTGTTTGGTCAGCTCCCTGTATTCAGGGTTTGCTTGCATAAGCTGAATAACTGGTTTAAAACTAGGATCCGAAAATTGGTCAATAATCGTCACGATAATTCCTTTCTGCCAGCGTTATCATAGTATAGCAGTTGTGATAAGTTGTCAACTTTCGAACTCCTAATGGGGTTCCTAAAAATAGTAGCTGGAAACAAAAACATAATCAAGGAGAAAATCGATGGTCAAGGATGTAAAAAAATTCATAATTTTCAAAGCCATGTACGGTCGAAACGAAACTCACCGCTTCTTCTATCAGTTGTTGTGGCGCTTGCCTGTCGAACCCGCGCCTGTGATAACCTGTGCAATCGCATTCAACATAGAATCCCGAAAATGGTTTCTTTTCTACGATCCTAAATTTGTAGAAAAATTAACTCCTAAGTATCTGAATGTGGTACTTCTCCATGAAGCTATGCACTACCTTCTTTTGCATCCTATCAGAAAGATGGAGCTTCTCCAGATAGTTCCTCCTGGAAGAGAAGAACTGGTAGATACAGCAGTCGAATGTGCTTGCAACGACCAACTGCGGGAGTTCGTTTACTTTAAAGATTGCCACTGGCACGCAGTGCTGCCTGAAAATTTTGATTTACTTCCTGGAAGATCCGCTGATTATTATTTGCGTGAACTACTGAACCGTAAAGCTCAAAGTAAAAATAGTGGCGGAACATCAGATGGCACCACCAAAAATACTGTAAAAGGAAATGCAGAAACAGATCGTGCTCTGCAGGAATACTTCGACGCACAAGCTGAAGCGCAGAAAAAAGCTAAGGAAGAAGCTGAAAAAAGAACCAGCACTTCGAGTAACAAAGGCGACAAAACCAGCGATACCAGCGCTGCTGCGCAAACAGAGAAAACCAAACAAGCAGATGAGTTTGGCGCAATTCTGTCTGTTGAAAAGCAAAAGCTGGCTGCAGTTGTTAATGACATCAAAAAGACAATAGGCAGTCTTCCTGGCAAAATTGAGCAGCTGTGCGGACAGCTAAATCAACAAACAAAGATTAGCTATGCTAAGCTGGTCCGACGCTTGATTTGCGTCCGTACTGAGGACAAAGAAAGAACTATTGCGCGAATCTCGCGGCGACGTGTGGCTCTTCCAATAATCCATCCTGGAGCGCGAAAACAGTCTCATTTCAATGTGGTATGGTGCCTAGATACCTCCGGTTCAATGGGGCAGCGTGAACTGGAAGAAGGTCTGAACGAACTACGGCAACTCCGGCAACAGATACCACACATGAAAGTGACCGTGATCGAAGCCGATGCTGCTGTCGAGAAAGTATACGAGCTCGATAAACCCAACAGCAAAATTCAATATGAAGTTCGCGGTAGAGGCGGGACGACTTTTGATCCAGCGCTTCAGTTCGCCGAAGAAAATGTAAGACCAGACATCTTGTTTTACTTCACCGATGGCTATGCTGATGTTCCGACAATCAAAACAAAGTGCCCGCGTTATTTCATAATTACAAAACGTGGGCGAAAAGTAAAGTCTGAACTCTGCATTTCAGTAGAAACCGGAGGCTGGTTGTGAAACCTCGCCATGCGATAGTACTGGTACACCACGGAACAGAGAAGCTAATTCCTTACACATATATAAAAGCAAATAAGAAAAAACTACGCTGGCAAATCAGTCACGCAACTGAACTGAAGTTTATTGTGAACTATCAAGAGGAAAATATCTGTGTTCATTGTCAATATCAATTCGAATGTTTACTTAACGAGAAAAAATTGCCGCTCTATTGTTTTGATACGTTCCAGGAATACATTCGTACACAACATCACAACTTTAGGAAGAAACCTCCGGAAGGCTACCCGATGCCCGAAACCAGAGACGAGTTGTTCTGTCTTCTGGGGATAGCGGCAAGATGGGCATATCTAATTCGTAAACACATAGACAACTGTTATACAACGTTCAAAATTAAAAAAAGCACGCCTGGAAAATTCAGGACAATCGAAGCTCCTAATGACAGCCTCCGAAACATTCAGAGAAACATTTTACATCGTGTGCTCAATCGAATTCCTCTGGGAGATCATGTAGGAGCATATCGGAAACAGCACAACTGCCGAGAACTAGCAGCACGCCATACCGGAAAAGCAGTTATCATCAAAATAGATTTGAAAGATTTCTTTCCTTCAATCCGACGGTACGACGTGTACAAGTGTCTGCGGTTTTACGGACTTACACATGAAGTAAGTCACAGCATTTCCTGCTTTGTGACTTACAAAAATCACGTGCCGCAGGGAGCGCCAACGTCTGGAGCAATCGCCAACCTGGTGGCCAGCTGGCGGTTCGACCAGGCCATCATTGATTATCTGAAAAAATTGGATCCCGCCTGGAGGTATGATCGGTACGCCGATGACCTTATCATCAGTCATCCAGTGTGGCAACCCAAAGAGACAATCACGCAGTTGATAAGGGACATCGAGGCAATAATAAAGAAAGGAGGATTTTACGTAAATAAGAAGAAAATAAAAGTTGTCGGGAAAAACAGATCCCAGGTTGTCCTGGGACTCTGCGTCAACGAAAAAGTAAATCTACGCAGGCGCGACTACATGCGCATCCGTGCCATAATTCACAATGTTGCAAAGAATGGATTGATCGAAGAAGCAAAAAAAGCAAAGGTCGAAGCAGCAAAGTTTTACCAAGTTCTGAGTGGGTGGATGTCTTACATCAAAGATGTCAGCATCGAAAAATACCAGAAACTTTTACCGGACTGGGAGGTGGTCAAAAATGCTGTTTCTAATATTGCTGCTTCTGGCCCTGATGGCAGGATGTAATATCTTGTATGTAATGGTAGACACAGTAACACCTACACTGGTGTTCATGCTAATCTGTGGTGTGATCACTTCAGTTGTATGGAACCTTCTTTTTCCAAGTGAAAAAGAAGACGAAGATGAATAGCTCTCCAATCGGAGAGCTTTTTTTTAGCTTTCAGGTGGAGCAGGCGCGTCACCGAGAGCTTCTTTCTGCGTGTTGTACCAATCTGAATCGTAATCTTTCACAGCTTCCAGCTTAG